CAGAAAAGCAAGCATATCCTGCGGGACATAGTTCGTGCCGGTCGCAAGTTTCGGGATCAACGGGATATTGATGCCGAACTTCTTTCCTCCGAACTCCGGCACCCATTCAGGGATATCGATGCTGATTTTGTTGACTTGCTTTATCACCCAGTTCATGAGGTCAACAATTACGTTGACCACGCCTTTAAAGATGGCTTTCAGGGCATCGCCGATTCCTGAAAAGATGTTCTTTATCCCGTTCCATGCGCGCTCCCAGTCTGCGGTAAACACGCCAACCAGAAAATCAATTACGCCGCTAAGCGCCCTAATAATCCCTTTCGCCGTGTCGATAATGGTACCGAGTGCAGTTTCCAGTATGCTTGATACCAGATCGAAAACTTCCATGAAAGCGGGCTTGAGGTTGTCCATCAGCCAATTCACAACCGGCAAAATAAATTTGTTAAATATCGTCTGTGCGCCGTCGATCAATTTGCCGATGAAGTCCCCTACTTCCTTAACCAAGTCTTTCATGTGTTCGTCCCACAGCCTCGACATCATATCAAGCATCCGCGTGACGACCGGTTTCATGTATTCGTTCCAAAACTTGTTCCACAGGCCTTTGATACCCTCGATTGACTCGTTAACGTTATCGAAGATTCGGCCTCCCCAGTCGTCCCACCATTCGAAGATGATGTCGAGCGTTTCCTGCGTGATCCGGGAAATGTTCTTGAGCGCTGGATCAACGGCATCTTGCCAAATGTCAGCAAAGATGTCCTTGGCAAGCTCAAACAATCTCGTGAATGAGTCAAGGGCGCGCGAAACAAAATCTGTGATCCTCGGCAAGCCATCCGTCACAAACTTTTGCAACACCGGGTATGCCGCATCCCACAAGGAACCGAAAACCATCCGAATAGACTCTGAAAGTCCGGTGAGGATCGTTGTTGCTGTCTCGATACTTTGCCCCCAAAGCGGTATGACATCATTTTGCCACCAATTTTTAAGCGGTTCGCCGAGGGCAATGATGTCGTTAAATACCACTTCGAACTGCTCTTTCCACATACCCTGTTCGGTTCGGATTGCATCCCATGCAACTTGAAGGGATTGGCCTGCCGATCCAGATACCCCGTTCCATCCATTACGGATCACATCGAACATGCCGCGGAACGCATCTTTTACGCGCTCGGCAGCCTGTTGCGCCCGCCGCGTCATATCGTCGATAGCTTGAGCCGATTGTGAGAACGGGTTTGTTTCCAGATCGCCGGTAACACCCGGAACAATGGCTCCTGCTCCCGATTTAGAAGCCGCTCTTTCGCCGATCAGGTTGAGTTGGTCGAATCCCGCGACTGCTTTCTTCGCCTGTTTACCGGCTTTTTCGTAGGCGTCTCCGAGATCGCCGACAGCAGTTGCTTGATCTTCAGTATGCGAAATCTGTTGTTGTGGTTGCTTGTAGCCAAATAGCGCCTGCATAAAAGCCGCTAGATACCGCGCAGCGTTTGCGAGTGCAGCGGCCATCCGCGTCAAAGCGGGCAAGATCGTGTTGTAGATCGGAAGGAACGCTTGTCCGAGATATAGACGGATATCTTTGAGTTGGGCGATAAATTGGGCTTGTCTTGTTGCGGTATTTTGCGCCAGTTCGTTTCCGTACTTTTGGACGGTTTGCTCAAGGATCGCGAAATAGCGGATTGTCTGCTGCGTGTTGAAATCAAGTTGATTCCAACTCTTTCCGTTCGCAAACTCGCGGAACGCTTTCGTCGATTCAAGGAGCGAAACTTGGACGTTCACGCCGAGGTCTTCGATGGCCTCGACGTTGCCGAGCAAGCCTGAACGGATACGCTCCATGACGTCCTCCATCGTCCGGCCCGTCGAACTTGCAATGATCGCCGACGCTTCCAGCAGATCGCGAGTACGCCGCATTGTCTCGGCGGTGCCGCTGGAAAACCCGCTCAACAAGTTGGCATATACGGCGCCATACCGTATAGCCTCGGATCGTGCGAACCCGAACGCTTTGGCTTGTGTATCCACCCACCGCTGAAACTCATTCGCGCTGCTACCCATCAACCGCTGAATCTGCATGAGCGCAGCTTCAAACCGGATGGCTTCTTGTGTGGCGGATTTAAAAAACGCCCCGATCCCGATGGTCGCGAGCGTCGCGCCGATGGTTCGAAGCGTGTTATTGATCGATCTGGTTGATTTTTTAACCTCCTGATCCGCCCGATTAAGCTCTTGCTTGACTCGGCCCAATTCCTTGCGGAGTTGTGCCGTCTCGCCTGTGATCAGCACTTGCAACTCCTCGATCGTCATTGCCACGCTTCTCACCTCGCTTTCGCTTCCATTCGGCGCCGTATTGCTCAATTCTCGCTTTCATCACGCGCCAATCTTGTTGACGGGGATGGAGCATTTCTTCCGGGAATACGCCCGGAAAGGCTTCGCTAAGAGATGGGATTTTGTTGCGGCCACCCATGATGTTACCGACAACAGCACCAATCAAATCTGCGTGTCGGTATGCTGTCAGAGACAACATCATCATTTCGGCTTTCAAGCGTTCCTGATCGATTTTTTGCCGCTCTTGAAACGCCTCAATTGCGGCGGTAATCTCCCGATAAGTCATATCCCAATACCTGACCGGATCAACACCGCAAGTACAAGCGATGGGATATAGCTTTTCAAACAATTCCGTCAGCGACTTTACAGGCTCTCCGTCTCGTCCTCCGTCGCTGCTTTCGGAAAAAAACCGCTGACCCGAAACACATCGACGAGTTTCGAGATCAATTCTGTATAGGAACCGCCTTCCGCAACGTATTGGTCATACAGTTTCGCGACATCAGCAAAGCTCAGCCCGTGTTGGAATTGTTGCAAGGCCGCATGAAGAATCCTCAGCGCCACTGTTACGGGCGGCAAATTACCCGACTCAATGATCATGAGGTAATCCAGCGGATTGCGGCCGCCAAGTTGTTTTTCAAGTTCAATGACTTGCGTTGCACCCATACGGAGCTTGTATTCCTTTTCCCCTACCGTCATTGTCGTGTAAATCATGGATACATCCCCTTTTTGGCATATAAAAAGCACCCTCGTTTACGAGAGTGCTTTCTGCGTGATATTTTTTTATCTACTTCTCAAAGCCCGAATCAATTCCTTGTGTCGTTTGTCGGCATAGTACTTGTTGACTACCAATATTGCGTGAATGACACCCGGAATATAGAGAAACAAAGTGAGAATGAAATTGATTAACGCTGTACCAATTTTCCCGCACGACAATACAGCCAATGGTGGAATGATGCAAAGAAAATACCTCATCAATGTGTCCCCCGTCCTATGGTGTTTTCTACATATTACCACAAGACGGAGGGAATCGTCATTAAGACGGGTCTGTTACCGTGATCTCGGATTGCAGGAAGAATTGTGCCGTGAACGTCAGCGCAGCGTTCACCGCAGCCGCGTCCATCCGCACATTGACGATAGCGTCAAACTGATGTGCCGTGCCGTCAGGATACGTCACGCGGAACGTCTTCACTTCGCCAGAATCCTGGAAGCCTTTCAGTACACGCCAGTTGGACGTTGCCGAAGAATTGTCGTAGAGGAATTGGAACGCCAAATTCCCGAGGTCTTTCACACCCGGAATGTATCTCCGCTCCCCGTCTTTGAGAGTGGTGACTTCCACCTGTTCAGGAGTGCCACCGAGTTCAGGTACTTCCAGCAAATATTCGAGTTCAACCCAACTGCTGCTGCTGTCCTGATATTCCAAAATGGTGTCTTTGGACAGTACACCTTGTGCCACGTTAGATCATCTCCTTTATTGCGAAACGCGGCCCGTTCTTATATCCACCACGCCGCGATACCGCATGGTTTTTCGTTTGAGTCCGGACGGGTCCGGTATGTCAGCAGACATTTGCCGTCGAAAACCGATAGAGTTCATTTTCTCGTCCACTTGAGCAGCCAAAGCACCCGTTGAACGGTTGTGCCATACATCAATTTGGATCGAGACGTCAGATAGCGGACCGTTTGCAATGGTCAACGGATCGGAATTTGCTAGCTCGTAGAAGGTGATCACCGGCATGGTATCGTCGGCTTTGGGGAATACATCCGAAACACTGGCGACGTTCGGGATTGAAGATAAAAGATCATTAATGGTCGATTTAACATCGAACATCAGCGCCGCCCCCTTAGACTCCGGAGTTCTTTCCTGATTTCATCGCCGACGATCTTTGGAACGATCTTCTCGTTCTGTTTCGCTGCCGGATACATGTACGGCTGCGCCTCCATCCCCACCCAGTCTTGACGATAGTAAAGATCATCCGGAGATTTAGGCGGAGACGGTGATGCTTCACCACGCTGGCCTGTGCCAAATTCGACATATGGAGCGTGTTCTGCGTTCGTATAAACACGGCCCTGAGCGCCGGTTGTGGTTTCCTTTGTTTCCTCCTTAATGCTGTTTCGCAATTGCCCTGTTTCCCCTACGGCAGCAAGTTGCTTAGCATCTCCCTGAACCTTGATCGTCGCTTTTTTGATCCCCCGAACCAGCGGAGCTTTGTCACCGCCGAGTCGATTGAGTTTTCGGATCAAGCTGTCCAGATTCCGCATCGTCATGGTGTCATCTTCTCCATCTCAACGACGGTGTGACGCCATTTACGTACCGCAACAACGCGATAATCCGGTTTCTCGGCATCTGATGGGACATAGACCCAAGCGCCGGAGCTTTCCTTGATGTCGGGATGTCCTTCCATGTAGGCGACGAGTATATAGCCGAGACGCTCCCCATATTGCTCGGCCATGACCCTGCCGCTGGCCGGTTGTACGTTCGCTTTTACAGCGATCCCATTCGGGTCCCAACCTTCGTACGTCGTCCCGTCAGGTTCTTTCAGGGTTTTCCGCTCTCGGAAGGTGACCAAACGTTGATCACGCTTAATTAGCCGCATATTTGACCACCTTCAGCAGCCGATATTGGCTAATCGCGTTCCGAATGGATTCCGGGAGGTCATCAAACGACCGGCTAATTCCACCTTCACTATGAGCTGTCTGCCCCTCCACGCCCTGCCGGTTGTAGCGGATTGCCGCGATTTGCCGCTGGATTGGCTCAAGGGCTGTCGGCAACTCGACGCGGTTCGTCCAGGTCAGCAAGTCCGCTTTTACATCATCCAGCAACAGTTGCAACAAGGCATCTTCATCCGATCCGGTGATCCCGAGCATGGTTTTCAGTTTTTCGAGGGTGTCCATTCGCTGTCACCTCATAAAAAAGAGGGCAGCTTATTCGCCACCCTCTGCTTTCTTCTTGCCTTTCGGCTTCTCCGGCTCGTCCACGCGTTTGAAGCCTTGGCGCTCAAGTTGTTGCGCCTTGAATTCCGATCCCACGAACTTCACGACGTTGAGGCGCATGAGCTTAATCATTAGGCGCTCACCGCCACATAAATCTCACGGACTTTGTTGGCCGGAATGATCAGGTCGTGGTATTTGCGAAAATCGAGCTTCCACGCGTTGGCCTTCTGATTCGTCATCGGGTCGAAAATCCGCACGACATCCGTTTTGCTGATGCCAATCGGTGCCCGTCGCGAGGATACGATCCAATGCACGTCCAGCGCGCCGGTATCAGGCACAAAACCGCCTGCTTCTTGCCCTGTCGTCGTGCCGTCATTGAAGACAAATGCGGTTTTCATGCGGTTCGAAGCGACCGGGATAAGCGGAATACCGTCCAGCATCCGGATGCGCAGATCAATGCCGCCTTGGCTAAAGCTGCCGACATCAATTCGTTTTTGAATCGACGTGTTGTTGACCAGGATGCTGTATGCAGGCCACGAAATCGTGATCACGAGTTGCGACAGGTCGAGACCGCGATCCGCCAGAGTGAAAATGTGGCTGTACAGTTTTGTCACCACATCCGATTCGCTCGGCGTATAGGTCTCGCTGTTGCCAGCGCCGACCGCCACCGACGCGATTTTCGAATAACGGTAGGCGTCGATTTCCGGGATAACCTGCGTGCGCTGGAATTCGCTCATGACGTTAGCTGCCGATGCGCCGAAGTTCGTTTCATCAACGTCCATAGCGTCGAGTTGGAACGTGCGACCCCGGTCCATCGTCAGCTTGTGCGTTTGGTATTTGTACGTTACAGAGCCTTGCACAAAGCCGTTGTCCCGGTCATAGTCGCCCAGACCTTGTACAACGATATCCGGAATTTTGATTTCGTCACCACCGTTGTAGATGACTTGTCCGGCGTTCGCTTCCATCCAGCCGGAGGTTGCTTGCTGCTCGGCTTGAAGGTCGAGTTGTGTTTGAAAAAGTTTTGCATACTCAAGCGTATTGATAGCCATTGATCAATCACCTCTGATTGAAGATTTGTTTGATTTTTTCTGCGTCAGGAATGGCGTTGTTTCCGCCGCCCGTACCGCCTTTCGGTGCTCCGCCTTTCAAGCGTTCATTGACCGCTGCCTCGACGGCCTCACGGAATACCTTCTCGACCGACTCAATGGACTTGTTCGTGCTCTCGGCGTCCGTGTAGTCGAGGATATCGGCCAGTTGCTTCGGCAGTCCCTTTTCCGCGAGCGTTTCGAGCGCGGTCGCGCGGAGTTCGCGACGCGTAATCTGCGCTTCGCGGTCAGCCAGTTCCTTTTCACGCTTCTGACGTTCATATTCCGCCTTTTGTTCGGCATTCATTTTCGCCAGTTTTTCCGCTTCGGTTTTGGCTTCGTCCAGTTTGGTTTGCAAGTCCTTTTCCCACTTTTGCCGCTCTTTGGCCAGACGATCCGAAATGATCCGGTTCACATCGTCTTGCGTAAAGGTCTTTACAGCATCGTCTTTCTTACCATCCCGTTCTCCACCCCTCTGATCGTTTCCGCTGTTGCTATCGACGCTATCAGACGGCCCATCATCATCAGCGAAAAATTGCAAGTCAAGCGGAAGCCTATATTTCACGTTTTCGTCAGTTTCGTACATGCTTCACAACCTCCCGTTTAACGCCCGTCGGCTATTTCCGTGTCAGCTTTTAACGTCATCAGCACGTTTTGGACAAAAGAAAACGACCCATTATTTGGATCGTTTCGTAACTGCGTTTATGATGCTGAGAATTACCATCGTCGAACAGATAATGAGCGTAATCAAAACGCTATTGGCCACACTTAACACCTCCGCTTCATCAATTCGTCAGGCCTGTTGCAAATTCGATTACATGCGTGGTCGGCGAATTTGCTTCTGCGCGAATCGTAATTGCTCGGACGCCTTTCAACTTCTTGCCATCCTGATACACATCGCAACGATGGCCTACAGCGTGCTGCACAAATACCAGCGCAGGCGGTTCGTCAAATTCCAATATAAACTTTTGACGCGTGCCATCCATCTTGTCTTCACCCCACTTTCACAAACTTTTCATACCACTCCTGATATGACATCGACGCTGGCACAAGGTATGTCTTACCAGTAACCGGATCACGCGCCCGGCGCTGTAAATTAGCTTCCT